GAATAATTTTCTGGAAACTCTTCGGCCAATTCAATCAGTACCTGGAAAGCAGCATAAATAAGTTGTGCTGGCATACGCAAATCATATTTGCTGTAATCACCGGCATACCCTCTGCCACTACCTTGTTTTCTGATATGTCGAAACAACTGATCCATTTCCGGACCATGTGCGTTAATTCCTACTGCGCATTCTGACTTCAAAGGATGTAAGGACATGAATCTTGCAAGAGGCAAGAAAAATTTCCTCATTCCCAACTGTAAAGTCATATTTGCAGCTTGAAACACACGCACTTTGTCTTTCGACAGCTTGGTCGGTTCATCCTTCAGAGAGGCTTTAAAAGGCAAATTGCCTCTTTCGCCACGTCGTGCTTTCATTTCAAATTTCTGGAATTCCTCCCAGTGTTCATCAGTGAAAGTACGTGGACAGGTATGCTCCTCTGTAGGTTCAAGAAATAAAACGTCTTGTGATTTGGGTCCACTCAAAGGAAATCCTCGTGAAGTTGACATATTCATTTGGTCAATGAAACGCTTTCCGTCTCTGCCGGAAACAATCTCAACCCGTGTTAAAGGTCTAATTTCATTGGCATACCACGATCTATGTCGCTTCAATTCTTTCTTAAGTGGACGTAGGTAATTCTCCATGGCTCTTCTGAGATGTCTCTCAGGAATTCCAATCGATGGACGACTAGAATACTTGAGCGATTCTCTCCATGGATGCCATGGTTCCCTACCTGTAGGTCCTTTTCCTTTCGGTGGACCCCATTGATTAGGAACCTGCATAACCTCACATACGCTCTCTGAGATAACACTTGTTTCAACCTTTGAATCAAATGTGTTCTTTCCTCCACATGACCCCAGGATTTCCATATTCGCACCAGGTTCCAAAAAACGGGTCGGACACTTGGCATGAATGTCTTTATCCTGTATGTAGTTAGTTCCATAAGACATATATTCTTCGCTAGCTTGCGCCGCTTGGAAATGTGTCGGGTCTTTTTGCAACGTGTGCATTGCAGCCCTAACTTCACTTGCCAAAGGTGTGGCACCACATCCAAATCTCTTGTCATTATTCTTTCCACCTAAATGGATAGAAGCAATATAAGGGTTTTTGGACATGGCGATCACAGGCGAGCAACATAGACCGTTAAACGTATCACGAGAAGATAAAGTATAATTGGCACCGGGATAATAGCGCAACATGCTTTCAGTTTCACCCCAATCGTAAACTCCATTGTTCACGTGGTCATTGAAATCAATAAAACAATTGTCACGCCATACCTCACCAGTACGCTGCCGATGCAACATCCACCCACGAATGGATCCACGGGGTCGTTCATTAGGAAACATGTTCAGAATTCCCTTAACACTGCCTGTGGTGTCAACATTAACGAGTGCCAAGTCATAATCCGCTATCCGAACAACGTCATCGCGTCTAAAAACTTTGCGGAAACGTGCATTGACAAATTCGTCAGACATTCGTGTACACGTCAAATCGATATCAACATTACGCTTGTGAGCTGCATCAACAATGTGCATAGGCATCATTACGACGTTACTCGCAACAATCAATGCATTGCAACGATACCCATTTGCCAACATAGATACGGTGTGTTTAGACATGAGTCTCTCAACTCTATCATCACCACCAATATCTTTTTTATCAACATCGACAACTGTTGTCTCAACTTTGGCCCAAACATTTTCCTCTTTATCGCGTGCTTCAATTTCGGAAACTGTGGTTGGCGAAAGAACTCCTTGATCTCCAAAGCTGATACTCTTCCAAAGTTTATACATTGCATAAATGCTGGTGCATACAGCAGCTGTGCCTATGAAGTACTTTCCGTAATTGTCGCGCACTTTCTTGAAGATATCTCCACAATTCGAATGATCATCAACAAGACGTCGTTCTATCAAACGTTTGGCAAAATAAATTTTAACCAACCAAACGAACAACGCAGCTGAATAGAAAAAAGAAAGATAAAAGATGGCTGGTCCAATTCCAAAAAACACAGTACAAAATACAAAACATAACCACACTCTCAAATCATATAAGAGTGAATGCATGTCTGTCTTCCACTGGTTCTTGGAAATATCCATCTGAGTTGACACCAACAAGGAAAATACAAAAGGGTTTTCGAACCATTCTTTAGGAATGTAATTGACCCAATTTGCATACCTCGATCTTTCAAAATCATGCAGCCATTGTAACAATTCATCACTTGCACATTCTTCCAACAAATATTCCGCAAAGTGTGCATAAGACAAAGCCTTACTGCTAGCTCTATCGAATGCAAATGCCATCAATCTTCCAGACCAACCCGCAGTGCGATCAAACAATGTATGCCAATACAATTTGGTCTCACTACGTGACCGGTGTTTTTCCCATTCACGAAACGACATGGCAGAAATAACTCGTCCTTCCAAAGTGGCGTGTGGTTGCACACATTTACACATTTGAAGGGGACGTGCACATTTCTGACACATACTCATATGGGTCTTTTGGCCACGTTCAACAAGCTGTCGTTGCGATTCAAAATGGCTCTTGCTATCTTCAAGGCAATAATCAATTACATCGAAAATGGAAATGTTCTCCATCTGGCGTCCTTGGTGTCTTAAAACAGAGAGCTGAACATTTTGCTTCCTGTTGGCAACACTACCGGAACCAGTGGGCTTCATCTCAACATCCTCAATTTTGGCTTCGTACATGGTAATTTCCCACAAATCAGGGATGTCAGGTTGATTGACTTCTCCATCTTCGTTTGTGTAAAACAAGTTTACTTTACGGGAATCGATACCTGCACCACCATCCTTGCGAAATTGCTTTTTAACTCTTGGAACAATGTGAATATTCCCGCGTCTTAAAACAGAAGCAGGACAATTGGAATAAGAACTTGCGTCCAAATCCAACATGTTCGAAGTGACAGTGACAAATTTCGGCTCAATTGCAACAACACCCTTACTTTCGAGATCAGGCATCACGGCAGTCTCCCTAACATTGTTGATAACTTTAATCAACATTGTAGTAGGAGCAACAGATACCTTAGTTGCTAACGTATTGCCAAAATCATCAAATCGTACAACGTTCATATACGACTTATAATTTGACATATACGCATCCTCAGAATTGTAGGTGTAACACTTGTCAGGGGAAACATCAATGCCGTTATACGCACCACATGCTTGAGTCAAAATAGCAGCAATATCGGTTTTACCCAGTGAACTACCGCCAGTAATGAACATAGCATATGGAGCAACTCGCAAATTTCCACTTGCGCGCGTCTGTTGATAATGTGTCCACTTAGCACGAAGTTGCACGAGTTTTTGAGTCATAATGCGCTTTTCAACACCTGAGGTTAAAGAATTGCACAAATACTTCATCTCATCAATGCATTTTTCCATGCGATACACAAAATCATCGGTGGAACTGCCAACCATTTCCAAATTTCCAGGAATTGCATATTCATACAAATTCATGAGATCCATATACTCATTTTCGAGTTTCATAGATCTATTGTCAGAAAACAAAAAAGGCATAAAAGACCCAGATTCCCAGGCCAAGTACCCACTTTCAACAAAAAATATGGCAGTTTTGAAACATGCATCAACTAAAGAAGTTGCAGAAACTTGTTCCCGCATAGCTTCGGCGGCAAAAACACGTAACTTTCCAATGTTAATGTACTTGGGATCACACACTCCAAGTGTTACAGCCATGGTCAATATTTCAGACACACGGCGGAAACATGGATTATTCACGGCAAGATGCCAATTGTCACCCGCCTTTTTCAATACAGTCAACCAATCTGGTACTAAGTCACCACCTTGAGGAATCTTTTCCAAATTCAAAAATTCTGTGCAAATGTTGTAAATCTTATCACATAATGTGGTTTCTCGGAAAATGCTTTTGATAGCAAGTCCCAAAATACACAAAAATTGACTCACAGATTCACATTGCGAAAGAGAACCATACGAAAGGATCAATGTCTCAATAACATCTTTAACCTTAGAGTTATAGTCTCCATTCTTGAATTTGGACCAAAATACATTGGTACAGTAATTAGACACCGTACTTTCCAGTGCCGAGTGTGGTACTCTGTCCGTATCCAATGAACGTAAAGATCTTCTACGAGCGGATCTTCGCGCCTTCCTCTTCTTTTTATTGGTGCATCTTCTAGACGACCGTGTCGCACAGCTGTTTGGATACACATTGAAAGCCCGTTGTGAGCGAACAGAATCACTAAAACAGGGGCTCCCATTGCACTTTGATGTCTGACACACCTGACAGACATTCCGTACATCTGAAACAACACTTCTTCGTCCGAGTGCTTCGAAACATCGTAGGTCGAGATGATCCTGCCGACTATTCGGCCAGAATCTCTCACCATCCAACGACATATCCTGAGATTCGCTCTCCCTTGAACGAACGGTATCAAATGCCGTAATGGCTCCAGTCTCAATCTGTAATATGGATTCATCACGGTTTCCATCCTCCTCATCCTTCAAAATTGCAGTACAGTTCATAAGTTCACTAGTCATAAGATTAAAAGTTTTATCTCACGCCCAGCAAACCTACAAACCAAAGAAATTGGTTTATAAGTTCAACTGTCAAACCCGGTTGTAGTCCTCTTAAAAATTGCTGTCGGAAAAATCAGACAGCAAAAAGAGGATGTAGCCTTTTGCTAGCAACAAGTTGCTTCAAGTCGTGAAGGCGCCGGACTTTGTGGCTCCGCGTCCCTAATAAGCTACGAATAGCGTTTCGGACCGCGTTCGAGGTCGCATGCTGGTTTCGTTATATCTACATCAAACCAGAAAAAACGTCATGTACACGTATGTACGTACAATTGGGCAGGGCAAGCCATGCACCCAAAGGATCAAACCCAGATAGGGGGAGATTGTGTTTTGACTTCAAACACTACCTACAATAAAACGTAATATCTATATTTAATGTGCCGATTTAAAGCACAATAATCTCCACTAAGTTTAGATTGCCGCTTGGGATCTACCCCAAGTTCTCACAAAATACTATCATGGTGGAGGCGCCATAAAGACGACTAAATGTTTCTTTTTATAGACCTATACAAACAAAAAGTCTCACATATAAGATGTGGTAAGTGGCACTCACTCTTCAACGAATCTAGTTTCAAACCATAGATCGCATTGGGCTAATCGAGCAAATTTTTAGCTAAAGACAAGGCCTAAAGCATACTGTGTACTCGATAAATACACAGGGGAGGGGGGGGGGGCATTATTTATGTTCATTCCTGCCCCTAAAGGAACTACAGTAAAAACGCGTTACAAATCTCTCGAGAAGTGAATTCTGGTATCCACGCCATGAGGTTTCTAAAAGAATCCCATGGATTCGTCATACTATCAGTTCAAGGACATCTCAAAGATACCTTGAAAAGCAAATCATCATGGAGTGGGGAAACCCCCAGTCCAAGTGCTTTGCT